ATGAAGACTGAAAAAGAATACTATCTGGGTGAGCATTCATGTGGTCTTGCGTGTCCTTGTAACTACTACAAGAACACTTTAGAGATTGAATGGGCTAATAAGAATATGCCTAAGTGGAAAGCTGAGCTTAATAAAATGATATCTCTAAACGAAAAAGAGATTGTTCCTCATTATTATCATTTAGATAAAGATGGAAACTGTTTGTTCGGTGTGTACTCTAATTGGCCAACTCGTAATATGCTTGCTCTGAGTAAAGAAAATATAGAAAAATGGAACGCGATGGATATTTCAGAAAAGAAATATTTTGATGGTACTTCAGCCAAACCAATGTCTGAGTATGTTTTTGTAGAAGGGTACGGAAAAGTATACGATAACGAATATTTCTTAGGTGAACACGAATGTGATTTCGGATGTCATTGTGACTCTATTAGACACCCTGAGAACTATATTGATATTAAATCAGAATTACTTGGAATTTTAGAAGCATTTAGCAAAGCCAATGAAAAAGAAACGGTTCCTTATTGGCAGTACTTGAATGCTGATGGCAAGTATGATTTTGCTCTTGCTGAAGAAATCAAAATCCGTCTTAGTGTTAAAACACCTACTGATGATGCCATCGAATGGAATAACAAAGATATCTCTGAGAAGAAGTATTTTGATGGGCGAGAAGCCAAACCTATGACAGAGTTCGTTTACACTAAACGTGTGACAGATGAAGATATTGAAAAGATGCTTGAAGAGCTGTAATAAAAAAGGGACCTTGCGGTCCCTTTTTTATTTGACTGACGTCCAACGAGCTTCACTATTCCACTTACCAATTCGAGCAAAGAAACTGTCATTTTCATTACCTGGATAAGCACGATGGACACCATCTGATGCATGATTACGAGCCGATTTTTCAAGTACAGCCCAGATACTATCTAAAGTTGCTTCTGTTTCGTTCTTACATTCTGCGTCATTATAATCAAGTTGAATACTTAACTTATCAATGACACCAGTAAAGATGTTAAAACTCGTCTGAACTGAACCGTTGTTTGGGTTAATAAAGCCGATATCAATTTTTACTTCAGAGTTATCAAGAGCTTTGGAACGAATAAGACTGATATACTCAGTCCGCACGTTTGATAGACGAACTGTCATACCAGTGTTATTAATCTCTTTACTTTCTTGAATGGTACTAATGTCCGTAAAATCACCAGTGGCGAGATAAGTCTTTCCTTGATATTGAACATCAAAGTAAGCATCTGTAATGAGTAGTTCTTGATTATCATGAGTTTTGATACTTACGAAGTGGAACAAAGTACCTACCGAAAATAATTGACTAAGACTGAGTTCAGTAACGCTAGTTCCATTAAAATCATTATAAGCGCTGATGAAATCAGGGTTTCGGCATAGTTCATTAAATCGTTGTTTGATCAGATTAATCTCAGACATTAGATGTTCTCCGTTGCTGTGAATGATATTTTACTAATGCTTTTCAAATCGTAAGGTATAGAGTCATTCGTCAGAATAAACTCACCACGAGGGTTCTGATATTTAACAGTCTCACCATTCTGAACATTCTTTATTAAAGCCGGGAATAACTTCATTGGTTTCCCTGAAACAACATCTTCAGTTACAGTATAAAGTTTTTTATGATTTTCAAACTGTATGATTGTCCCTGCTTCCAATGTACCAGTGAAACCATTAACTACCACCTGACGAGCACCAGGTTGAAGTGTTTGAGTAGATTTTACAGAACCACGAGCTGTACCTGTGTATTGACCTGCATAGCTGATATTAAATTCAAAAGGACGTCCATACATATGCTTGGCAATAAAGTTCTGAACAATAGAAGTGTCATTTGACATATAGTTAGCACTAAAGTCTAAGCTATAGTACTGAACACCCGTGTATCTTCGTTGATATTTTCCTGAAACTGCTCTGTTACCGAAGAACGGAGCATTAGACATTAATTTAACGTCAGATATTTTAACGTTAGTGTTAGATAACATAAGAGCCTCTTTATATTAAATACGTATACAAATCTATTTAATAAGAAAATAAGAGGTCGTATGACATTATATGAAATGCTCCGCTTTGATGAAGGCGAGAAACTTAAACTATACAAAGACACTGAGGGATATTGGACAATCGGAATTGGACATCTTGTAACTAAGAACCCATCTAAGGAACAAGCCATCGCTTGTCTTGATAAAGAACTAAACCGAGTTACTTCTGGCGTTATCTCAAAATCAGAGTCAGAACAACTGTTTAATCTGGACATTTCTAGGGCACTTAGAGACATCGAACGTTCAGAATTGAGTTCCATATATATTCAGACGAATGGGCCTCGTAGGGCTGCCCTGGTTAATCTTACGTTCCAGTTAGGGCTTGCTGGTGTGTTGAAGTTCAGGAAAATGATTCAGTACCTCAAAGTTGGTAACTATGAGGCTGCTGCTGATGAAGGACTTGATAGTAAGTGGGCAAGACAGACACCTAATCGTGCTCGTCGTGTATCTGAGGTTATTCGGACAGGAACCTTTAGTTCTTACAGTTGATAAATACACCTATAAACTAACTAAAGGTAAAATAAATGTCTAAATTTAACTTCGAAGAAATGATTGCTGCTCTTAGCCCTAAACGTGAAGCAGTAGAACTTAATGGCTTTAAATTCTATGCTCGTCCAATGACTGTATCTGAATTTGGTGAAGCTTTCTATCAGGGTAAAGATAAAGAAGACCGAAACGACATCATGATTTTGGAATGCATTGAACATGAAGATGGCTCTAAGGTTTTCGAATCTGTTGAACAAGTCAAGGCTCTTTATACTACTGTTCGTGCTCAGCTCGCTAGTGCCGTTACTCGCGCAAGTATCTTTACTGAAACTGTAGAAGAACTGGAAAAGTAATACGCGCCAACGATTTTTTAATGTTCAAATTCAGGACCATGATGCGTAAAGGACTCACTGGAGATGAAATACTCTCCATGAGTATGAAAGAATTCTACATGGTATATCTGTTCGATACTTTCATTGAGCCTCAAGGTCCTGTCATGAACGATTTCTATCAGGCGCGTCTGGCGCATAGTGTAATAGCTTCTAATCCTAATCTTACTGCTGAAGGCCGTAAGAAAATCAATATGAAAGATTTCTATCTGTTGAAGGATAAGGTATTCAAAAGTCCTGAGGAACTTCAAAAAGAAAAACAGAAAGAGCAAGAACGTAAACGCAAAGCTCTTGAAAGTATGTTTGAACCTGAACTTCTGGCTAAAGCTAGAAAGTCAATCAAATAAGGTGGAATAATGGCACGTTCTAGATATGACGTAGAAATTAATGGCGACAACAAAGGTCTAACAACGGCCGTTAATAAATCTATGGATGAACTGAACAAACTCAATGAGGTCGCCGGAGGATTGTTCAGTAATTTAACCGGACCACTTGGTAGTCTCCAAGGTGGTATTAACACCATCAACACAATGAACCCTGCTTTACGTGCTCTTGGCGTAGCAGGGTTAGCGGCTGGTGCTGGACTCGCAGCAATCAATAAAGCAGCGGATACGGTTAATACGCTTAATCAGATTAGTACAAACACAGGTGTATCTGTTGAGATGCTTCAAAAGCTCCAGAATCAGTTCAAAGATACTGGGATGGAAGCCGAGAAGTTCGGTGATATCAACAAAGATGCAATGGATAAACTTGGTGACTCATTCAGAAACGGTGGCGGTGGTGTAGCTGATGACCTGAAAGAATGGGGTATAGAACTACAAGAATATACCAAATATGCTGGTGATGCTGAAGGTGGTATCAAAGCTGTAATTGATACTTTCTATAAAATGAAAGAAGCTGGTAAATCTCATGCTGAAATCACTAACGCAATGGAAACAATGGCGAGTGATTCAAGTCATTTAATTACGACTCTTGAGAAGTACAGTTCTACACAAGAAGCTCTTAACAGTATTAATAGACAACACGCTAATATCACCAAAGAAACTTCTGAGGAATACAAGAACTTCCAGAAAAATATCAATACCCTGAATAGTAATGTTCAGGACCTGACGGTTAAGGCTGTTACTCCATTAGTTGCTGAAATCAATGACCTGTGGTCTTTGTTTAATAAAGAATGGACGAAGACGGATATCATGGACGCTCTTAAGCAGTTCTGGTATGGCGGTGATAACGGTATCGCTAAACTTAACCGTTGGATTGATGGCGTTGATGATGAAGGATATACAACAGCTTCTAAGCAACGCGCCGCAAATCTTAAGCAGATTGCAGCTGATTTAGCTAGTGATGTTAAAACATCTGTTGACCAAGCCGAAGAAGCAACTGCTGCTCAAAAAAACATCCTCAAGAAACAACAAGAAGAGAAAGAGAAAGCTGATGCTAAGGCTAAAGCCGCTCGTGATAAGGCTCTTGCTGATGCTAAGCGTAATGCTGCTGAGCAATTAAGAGTTCAACAAGAACTTCTTAAAGGTCTACAGTCATTATCTGAGTCTTCGTCTGGTGCTAATCTGATTGATTATAACGCTGAGGGAATTAAGTTAATCCAGAACGTTAACACTCAGGCAGAGTTATTCAAAAATATAATGAAGAACCTCACTGACGAATATAAAAATTCGTTCAGAGAAATGAGTGGTAAAGAACTTGGTGATAGTCTTACTAAGTTAAAAGACTATTACAGTACTCGTGAGTTACTTCTTAAACAATCGTTAGAAAATCAGAAAATTACTCAGCAGCAGTACAATGAAGAAATTCAGAGAATGCAGGCTGAACAGAAAGCTATTGAAGATGCTCAAGTAGGTATAGATGGAAAAGGAAATCAACTAAAAGACCTGTCGAGTATTGGCTTTACTACCTCAGACGAAGAAATTCAGCTCCAGCAGCAGAAACTTCATGAGCAATTCCAGATGATGTACGAGAACAACCAGTCGATGTATGAAGCTGGTCTGGTACAGCATGATGATTTTCTTAAACAGAAACAACGTCTTGATCAAGCGTATGCTATTAAATCTCAAGCTATTGAACGTCAATCTGCACAGCAGAAAATCCAAATAGCTGATGATTTAGCTTCTGGTCTTGCTGGTACTATGCAGTTTGTTCTAGGTGAGAACAACAAAGCCGCTCAAGCAATGTTTGCAGTATCAAAAGGCATAGCTATTGCGAACGGTATGATTAATGCTCACGAGTCTGCCACTAAAGCTATGGCTCAATATCCTGGGCCTATTGGGTATGCGATGGCTGCTGCTAGTTACGCAAGAGTAATTGGTGAAGTAATGCAGATGAAATCTATGACTCTCGGTCAATTCCATGATGGTATCGATAATGTTCCTAACACAGGTACTTATCTGTTACAAGAGGGTGAGCGAGTAGTAGATAATCGGTTGAACCAAGACCTAAAAGACTTCTTAGGCAAACAACAGACTGGTAAAACAGACAGTCAACCAATCGATGCATCTATCCATATCTCTGGATCTGTGAATGGTGAACGTGAGTTAATGCAGATAATGAAACGTCAACAAAAAATCCTAGCTGATATTGTTCAAGATGCTAATCGGCGTAGAATGTAAAAGGGACCTACGGGTCCCTTTTGTAATTATTTGAACGCTAACTAATTGGTGGGATCTATGTTAGATAATTTGGTCAAGTCCCAATTGCTTAGGGCAGATCTTGTAGCTGCAGATGAGCATTTCGTTGCGCACGGATACAACGACATGACGGGGATGGTGATACTTAAATCAGCTTTTGTTGCACTGTCTAATCTGGTCGATTTTGAATCATCTATTAGACGTTTGTACAAGGAATCACCTCATCTATCAGCAATCTACAAAACTGCTTCAAAGGAATTTGAGTTTGCGAAATACATACGTAATAAGTTTGCAGGGCATATACATCCAGAACTGTTAGCTAAGTCTATAGAGTGGAATCCTGAGATTAGGTTCATTATAGACAGAACAGATGAGCAGAAAGTTATGTGGTACTGCAATATATGGGTATTAGAAACAGCAATAAACACATATGTTGATAATGATGGGAATCATCGAGTGTTTGAATCAGAGACTGACTTATTGTTCCCTGACGACCAAACACGCTTTAGATTGTTTTTAGAGAAAGTAATTAGAACAGGAATTCAGTATCTTACTGAACTGGGAGTTGTGCTAAGAAGTAAAATAGATAAGCCAGCAGAAGGGTTAGAGTCTCTTGAGTATTGGAAAACTGCGGGATTAACAGAGTTCAATTTTATTGCTAAACAATAAGGGACAATGTCCCTTATCATATAGTTATAGGTTATTTGGAATCTGTGCCTTAACTGACTTTGCAGTTGTTAAGATAAACAAAACTCATTGTAGTCAAATTATCATGCATATACATTCTATCGGTGCCTTTGGCGTGTTTAAGATACCCACCAGAGCTATTGCTTGATTGGCCTACGGAATCTGAAAAACCCATTAAATTTGAGAAGCCTACAAACATAAACCCAGATTTGTTAATAACATCTGATGAGCTAATCGAGTAGTTAAACCATAAGTAATGGTCCTGTACTACAGCTGTGTCATATACAGGTTCTGCTTCTAGGTTGTGCATGTCTTTAATTGTCGCATCGCATTGATAAGTTCTTGGTTTACCCGCCATGAATGCGAGGCCGATAGCACCTGCAATAACTATAGTGACAAGAGTCTTAATGGAATTTGATTTTACGTTCTGACTGATGTTCATTTTGTTCTCCTTGTGTGTGCGTATAATAATACATTTAAATAAAATCGTAAACTTCTATTATCTTCCATTGTTCGCGAAGCAGTGATTTTTTAAAACAGTTTTAATTGAATCTATTGAGATCAAAGCTTTAATCAGAGACACTCTGATTAAAGCTTATGTCGCAGGAAATGCATAATTATTTTGGGGCACGATAAGAAGCGGGATGTTTCGGGACCGCATCCTTTAGTTGACCTGTAAAATTTTAATTCCATTGCAATTCAAGTTGGACTTCTGGGTTTACAGTCTCGTGAAATCATAGACACACGTTAATAAATATCGTAGGTGCACTAAGTTATTAATTTAAATAAACAACAGGAGGAATTCTATGGCTCGAAAAAAATATGTCTCGATGGCTGATATGGCTCGTCGTTATGGTTATACATTCAACGCGATTAAAGCTTGGCGTGCTGAAGGTCTTCCTTATTCTGAAAGTCCTAACGGAATTCCCGAAGATGAAGGTACTCAGTGGATTATCAAAAATAAAATTGAACCTCTGCGTAACACTTCAGTTAAAGAGGAGATGGACCTTGAAAAACTCCGCGAACAAAAAGCTAAAGCTGACCTGGCTCAGTACGCTGCTCAAGAAAAATCAGGCGAGTTAATCTCAACCGATTATGTTCAATCAGAGCTTAATAAGTTCTGCTCTAATTTGAAAGATACTCTTAGGTTAATCCCGTCAAAACACGCGATTGATTTGATTGAACACGCTGACTCTGTTGATGACCTCAAACAACGACTGCGTGAAATCATCGATGAAGAACTGCTAAAGGTATCAGAAGTGTTTGAGCCTGAACTTGAAAATGATGAAGAGTCAATGATAGATATCACCATTGACTTTTGATGACAACTAATTTGAAAAAGCGGTAGATTATGGCTGTGTTGCATTTTTATTTTCGTAATCAATAACGATTTCTTCTATTGCTTTGATATAACGTTCAAATTCACTAATGACATACGGAAGAAAATCATTGCGCATTATAACAGTATTATAGTCATTAACTTCAATTCCCTGCGCTCTTCGTATAGATTTTAATAGCCGTTTCTCTTTATCTGTTTTCTTTGTTTTTTTATCTAGTGTTTCATTGTATTTTTCGGCTATACCATCATTATGAACCATAATGTTTCTCAATATTGTGAGATGATCTGTGTCTGATAAATTTTTCGCACCGTATACTTTTTTTAGTATTTCTTGAGTTTTTTCAATAACACCCTTATTTTTGAGTTCGTCATTGTAATTGCTACGGGTTTTCAAAAAATCAAGACATCCATTCATGCGATGTTCAAATAATCCATAGATGGTAAGAAAGGCCGAACGTCGAGTAAGTTGGGTTATTAAATGCTTATACTCAGATTTTACTTCATCGTAATCGAGACCGATACATGAACCACATTCATAGTAAGTTTCTTGAAATGTATGCCATTCGCCATCAGTATCGCAGACCTCATCGGGATACTCTCCTTCATGAACAGCCCCAGGTTGATCCGCTTCCTTAACAGCGATAGCTATATTCTTTTCTGCTTGTTCCGCGAGCATCTTCATCACACGAATAGAAGATGATGCTTCCCACAATTGAAATTTTATTAGAAAATCTTTCATTGTTTTAATTGTATCCGTTAGAATGCTGTATGTGTAGAATGTATCTTAATTAAGATAAGCTATATCATATTCTAAAGCTATTGTCAAAAGCAAACTGTTTTGTCTAAAGCGTTATAAGTTTTTATACTTCTGGATTATTAAATTATTTTAACCTCCGAGCTTTTTCTTTACATAACTTAGCAGTTATCTCCCAATACTCTGAATGTTCTTTGTTATACATTGAGCGAAGCTTGATTAGCTCTTTTACTTGATTGGAAGAGAATTGCTCAAGTTCATTAATTAGTAAGTCTACTTTCTGTTCTGTGTTCATTGGTTTTCCTTAGTAGCTTTAAGATTAGATAAACTGGAAGTAAAGCAACAAATAATACGCTTGTGATACAGAACCATACTGCTGTTAGTACAGTGCAAAGACATCCAAAAAGAAATTTCATTAGTTCTCCTAGGGGCAGAAGCCCCTGTTAACGATGTGCTGTTCTAAAAGGTTGTTTAATACGATTGATAGACATGTTCTGATTATAATAACCGTCTTGAATTCCTGATGGAGCATCTACAAGTTTAGTAGAGATTTTCCCACAGTCTTTACAAGGAGCGGTTTCACGCTCAGAGATTTTCCTGATTGTCTCAAACTCACCATGAGTTGGACAGTAATAACTATACGTTGGCATTCTTTTCCTTATTGAACATCTGTTCAATTGTTTCAATTAATTTAACTTGTTTCAGTAGTTCGTCTTTGGATATTTCATTGTTGAGGTATTTCTCGTAGATAATATCAAGTACTTGGTCAGCGTTCATAGTTTCTCCATTGATTTGATATAGATATTTATTACGCTGAAACCTTAGATAACTACAAGTTCTCCACAGTTAATCTGATTTTTCTTAATGCTGTACAGCATTGGGTTATGGACACGAAGCATACGAAGTTCTTCTTCAGTAATCGTCTTAATTGTCTGAACAGGCTCTAACTTAGGAGTTTCATCGTTTGGCATTACCGGAGAAACTTCTTCAGTAACGGGTAGAACGATTTCAGGTTTTTCTTCAGGTTCAACATCAAAGTTCTCAAGTTGAGCTTCAATATCTTCTACTAAAACAGAAGAATTAGATTTAACTGCGATGATACGTTTGTTTCTTTCAATCTGGCTTTTGGCGTAATGTTTAGCTTGGATACGTTTAGCTTCATCACGTTCTTTATAAGCTGCGTCACGTTGAGCAACGAGGTCTTCGATTTCTTTACGTTGTTGTTCAATGATTTTAAGTGCTTCTTCAAGAGTTAATTCAGTACTAGCGAAACTGTTAGTTAACTGTAACTCATCAACACGGTCATTAGAGTTTTCATCTTCAGTACGCAGATTCCATACTGTACGTCCCTTAGAAGTGCTTGCAGCAGCTACCGCTCTATACTCCTCAAAGTTCTTACCATTACGATAGAACACAACACCATGAGAACGGTTATCATCCATAAAGACGATAACGTGTTTAGTGTTTTTATCCTCCACAGAAGACTTATAGCCAGCGTAGTACCAATGACCGCGACCTTTATCATCACAGGCTTTGATACGAGCTTTGGCTGAACGGTCTTTAACAGAGCGTACTAACTCAGTACGCGTTTCAGCATATGATTTAACTACAGATACTTGGCGGTTTTCGTTGACAAAAACAACGATGTTTTTATTTGATTGGTCGAAGATTGAGATACGCATTGTGGTTTCCTTTTAAATGATAGTTACTTGTTTTTTGATACCATGCTTGATACACCAGCGACGAAAGGTTCTTGCCGATACACCAAGTTTTTCTCTTGTCCAATTGTCTTGCTCCTTAACAGGCATGTTGAAGAAGATATTTGCAAAGTATTTAAGTCCGTCAGTTCCGGTCATTTGAGATTTCATTATTGTCTCCAGTCAATTTTTTGACATCAGCTTTAAAAAAGAACCTCTCCGAAGAGAGGGGTTATACGACACATGTTGTCAATATAGTAATTATATCAAAGATATCTTAAAGCAAATAACCTTTAATATAAAATCTATATTTCATTATTTTTAAAATGAAACGTTTGTTTTAGCGCTTTTGATGTTTTATTTCATTTTCGGATACGGGTACCATTTATTTTGGCAAATGTTTCAGTCGTTTTCCTAAATGAAATGTTTTATTTCATTTTCATCAGCAGTACTGATTACAGATATATTTATTACACTGGTTTTCGTCTATTCGTTAGAAATTGATTTGTTCATTAATCAATCACTCTGCCCGGCCGAAGCCGGGTCTTATGAGCTAACAACAGGAGAACTACCGACGAACGGTGAACGCAACCACTAAGGATTACCATAAAGGGCTCTCCACCACAAAGAACCCTTGAGTTAATACCTATGGAATCTCAATCTTTAACAACGCTAAGGACCACCACAATCCTTAATACAATTATATTTATTACGGTGTTTAGCACACTAATTTAGATGACACTCAATCAAAACGAATAAGTGTCACGAGGTTAAGATGCAACTTCTGTCATTAGTTTTGACATCAGAAATTGCATTATTTTTAGTGCAAGTTATTGAGTTTTAAACGTATTTCATAGCTATGGGATTTGAATTGTACAAATTTGACATCTTAAATACCATAGAAGTTGCACAATGCAATTTCTGAACCAGGAAATGCAATTTCTGAACCGAGAAATGCAATTTGTCCATAAAAAACAGCTGCTAAGTTATTGAGATTAAGACAGTTGTTGTCCCTTTAAATATAGTCTAACCTTGTTTTCAAGTAGACTTTCAACAATGAACCACAGAAAAGTGGTCCATTATTTCAAGTAACTTTCAATACAACTTCGAAACGAAGTTCCACCAAAAAGATTGTGAAACTCCGCCCGAAGGGCGGATAGACTAATAGTTCTATAAACCAATGGTGAAAAGCCAGTACAGAAACAAAGACTATCGTCGAGGCTAAAGCCTCTCCGAGTTTCACAATTGTTCTTTCTAACTAGGTTTGATACTGGAAGTACTATCCAGAATTAACCAGATTACATCTAGGACTAAGCTTAGTTCCAGTCTTTATATTTCCATTCTTAGCCACTTAAATCATTCTGGATATATTCTATAAACTCTAGTACCAATCTGAGTATCTACCTTGTTTCTCCACGAGCAAGCTCGTTCCGAAACGACGCTTCGCGTCTACTTGTTATTTGCTATAAAAACTTGTTGGTATAATGGTCTTAGTCCTTCCAATTAATACTAATCAGACTGGTAATAGATAGACCAGATAGATTAGCCAACCAGATTGTGCTTTAAGCACTACTTCTAGTTAAAGCAATTCCGTTCATTTCCAACGTAATAAATACCTGTATCAAATCAACTAACAAACAACAGGTATGAAAATGTCTAAATCTTATAACTCTATTCCTTATTCTCTGGTAGAAAAGCTCTTCGTAATTGACTCATCTTCCAAAACTGGTATTGCTTGGAAAAAGAACGCCCGTCCTGCTGGTACAGTTCTTCCAAGTGGTTATTGCCAAGTTCGTGTTCCTTCTTCTGATAAGAACTTATTTGTTCATACACATCGTATTGTATGGATGCTCGCAAAGAAAAAAGATATTCCAGATGAGTCTTATCACGTTGACCATCTTGATTTTGACCGTACAAATAACCGTCCTGAAAATCTTCGTCTGATTAAACGTTATTGGAATATCAGTCGTCGTCAAGATAAAAAATCTGATGGTCTTCCTTCTAATATCTACAAGAAAGCTGATGGTAATTTCTTTGCTCAGTTTAGTTTTGAAGGCAAAGGATATCGACACGATGATGAGTCAGTCCAGAAATGCCAAGAATGGTTGTATAAAAAACGTGCTGAAGTTATCGGCATAATGGAAGAATTCTAATGACAATAATAATTATTGGAGCCATCGCATTCGGTGGCTTGTTTATTGCTGATTACGTCAAATTTAAATTACTTGATAAACGCCTCAAAATCGTTGAGGCGAAGCTTGGACTAAATGAACAGACAAAAACTTCTTAAGATAATTAAAAAATCCAGACAATTTATTCTACCGCCTCCTAATTACACTCCTTCTGAATGGGTTGAACATAATCTTATATTCCCTGATGGTCCATACGCAGGGCAACCAATGAAATTGTTTGAATTTCAGAAAGGGATGATAGATGTAGTTAAAGAACGTAAACGAAAAATTGTATTCGAGACTTCTGCCCAAATCGGCAAGACAACCATCCTGAACGGGATTTTGTTCTACAAATCTGCTAATGACCCAGGAAACGCAGGGGTACTTCAATCAACTGGTAAAGAAACAGGCCAATGGTTAGCAGGCAAGATACGCCCAATGATTGATGCATCACCAGAGATGCAGAAAATCGTAACTGATAAGAATGACCGTAACGCAGTCAATAACGGTTCTCAGATTCAGTTAAGGACTGGTGGGTTCTGGTACTTCATGAGTTTGAACTCTCCTAGCCATCTTCGCGGTAAGACACTTCCTCTTATTCTTATGGATGAAGTGGACGCAGTTGAAACTGATACTGACGAAGGGAACCCGATCGTTATAGCTGAAAACCGCGCAACAACGTTCGGTGAAGACGCTCGTATCTTTATTAGTTCTACGCCTACTTCTAAGCATGGAGCTATCCATACACAGTACGAAGCATCTGATAAGCGTAAGTATCACGTCCCATGTCCTAGTTGTGGTCATTATCATGAACTCATCTGGGAAAACGTTAAGTTTTCTTGGGTAAAAATTGACGGTAAGTCTGTTCCTGATACAGACAGCGTATATCTGGAATGTCCAGAATGTGGTCATCATATCTCTGATGGTGAACGAGCTAGAGCAGTTAAGAACGGGCAATGGGTGATTACTCAGCCTGACTCACGAATTGCTGGGTTCCATATCTCACGGCTATACAGCCCGATGAGTTCTTTACGCTCTGTGATGGAGGACTATAAGCAAGCGTGGCAATCGTTCAGTTTATCAACTTTCTATAACACTGTTCTTGGCTTGCCGTTTGACGATCTAAACGAAGACGTAGAGCTATACAAGTTAGAGAAATTAAAAACCGACGTTGGAGTGAACAACATCCCAGATGATGTGTTGTTCCTCACGGCAGGAGTTGACCAACAGCAAGACCGCTTAGAAGTTACGTTGCTCGGACACTCAGAAAAAGCTCTGTACATCATCTGTCACCGTAGCTTCATGACCATGAACGCTGAAGTTATTGAGAGCCCGGCATATAGAGATTTACTGGCATTCTTAAAGGCACCGTTTAGAACGGTCTCTGGCCGTAGAGTAACTATGGCTTGGGCTAACGTTGACTCCGGTAATGGACGTGCAACTAAAACAATCTACAGGTTCTGTTCTCAGTGGAAGCATCTACACGCTATTAAAGGTTCAAGTTCTGTTGACGCACCTTATGTACCAACCAAAGAGTCGAAATCAGGTGGTTATCGTCTGTTTATGATTGGTGTCAACAAAGGCAAAGACCTTATCAGGGAATTGATAGTTCGTAATACGTCAACAACATTACAGACGCCTGTACATCTCGAAATATCCGATCAGGAAGTACCTGATGATTATCTTGAGCAATTAATGTCTGAAGAACTTAAACGTTCAGGTAATACAGTTCGTTGGACAGTTAAACCCGGTGGTGTGCGAAATGAAGCACTCGACTGTATTAACTATGGCTATTGTGCTCGTCTGCAAGTTATTGAACAAATCAAATGGCATGAGTGGCGGAAGATAGTTGCCAGACAGACAATCGACGATACACCAGATGCATCAGAAACGATTGAGCCTGAACAGTTAATAGAAACCATACCTGAACAAAAAGAAACGCCTAGAAAGGCTGTAGTTAAACGTAGAGTAGTAAAACCGTCTCGTCCAAGAGGTTTCGGTCTGTAATAAATACATTAAGAAACCGGATGAGGAATTTTTATGATTAAAGAAATTTTCATCGGTGAATTACTCGAATTAACTAATCCTGCTAACGCTTCTGTTCAGATAGGTTCTAAAGAACTTGTTCTGTTCGAACAAAAACAATGCCCGGAGAATATCCGGGTAGAAACTACTGATTTCACAGAAGGTACATTCTCTGTTGTTGTACTTAATGACGGTCAGTTAATTTCTAATGAGTTAATTAAAGTTAAATCACCGTTTGTTGGGAAGACTAAAAAAGAACAACTGCGAGAAATGATTAATGACCTTGATAAAGTCATTCAGTATCGCCTGACTAATAATGAAGAAGCAATTCAACAGATGAGTATTAACGGAAAATCTTTCGTATATGAAACTCTTGAAGCTTTGATGAACACCCGTAAGAAATTAGTAGCTAATCTGGCGAATATCATTAAGTCAGAAGACCTCGCTAAAGGGAAGTCTCCTATTTTAACAATCAAGGCAAGGTTTAGAAACGCATGAACCTATTCTCCAGAAAGAAAACTACTGTTAAGAAAGTAAGAAAATCACCTAAATTGGTCATTGATAATTCAAAATCGTTTGAAAAAGGTCTTGATACTCGCCAACTTGGTCCACGTATTGACCGTTTAAGTGGTGATTTTGAAGAAAACCTAATTCGTACAGCAACTATTAACAACGAAATTCGTTCTTCAGGAGATAATCTGAGGGCGATGTCTCGCACGCTGTCAATTAATACTCCTTATGGTAAACGAGCTGTACAGTATCAGGTTGATAACGTAATTGGTGAAGGTATCAATCCTCAACCACGTATCATTGATCGTGATGGACGTCCTAAAAAAGAATTGAACAGTCTTATTGCTGATAGTTTTGAGTACTGGGCTAGTTCTCCTAAGCGATTCAGTAGAAACAAACGATTGAACTGGCGTCGTTTCCAGGAACTAGTTGAACGAGCTCGTGTAGTAGATGGTGAAACGTTTATTCGCATTCACGAAGAAGTTGACTCACTTCGTATTGAAATAATTGAAGCTGCTCGCTGTAAATTCGGTGATAGAGAAAAAACTGAAGATGGCTATATTCTCGATGGTATCGAATATGACGAAGATGATGCTCCGATTAGATATTGGTTTACTGATATCGATAAAACGACTCAGACTGAAAAAAGTGGTTCATATTCAGTACCTGCTGAAGATATTATCCATTACTACAGAGAGTTATTCCCAGACCAACGACGCGGTATTCCTGAAGCTGTTGCAATCATCGCAACAATGAACCAATACGATGCGTTCAGTCACGCGACTTTAGTACAGAAACGTGCTGCTGCTAGTTCTATGGGTTTTATTACTCAGGATAAAGATGGTCAAGAAGATATCGACCTTGGACTTGAAGAAAAAGAGCATGATGGTGAACAACCTGATGTTATTCAAGACTTTGAGTCTGGTACTATCCATAAGCTTCCTGCTGGTCACGATATTAAACAGTTCAGCGCAACTCAAGGTGGTGATGATTTCATTAGCTTTACCGATCGATTAGAAGACCAACTTGCAATGGGTTATGGCTTCTATAAGCAAGGATGGAAAGGCGATACAGCTAATATCAACTACTCTGCGGCACGATTTGGCGACCAAGCTCAACGTAAGATGTTTAAGACTGTTCAACAGAATTTAAAAGAACAAGTCTTTGAAGTTATCTACGAACGTTGGTTAGCGTGGGCAATTCTCAATGAGACTATCCAAGTTAAGATGACGAATATTCCAAGCATTCTTCGTCAGACTATCTGGACATATCCAAAATGGGAAAGCATTGACCCGCTTAAAGATACTCAGAAAGACCAGCTTGATGTTGATAATGGTTTTAAATCTGCGTCTGACGTAATTATTAGTCGTGGTGAAGACCCTGAATTGGTATTTGCTCAGATTGAACAAGAACGTTCTCGTTATGTTCCTAAACACGCAAATCAAATCGATATCGCTAAAGCTCCTGCTGAGGTTACTGCTGGTGCTCAAGTAGAAGTGGCTGAGATTAATTCTGATTCAAGCACTGACAAGTAAGCGTAATAAATATAGTCATACAGAGCAACTTCGGTTGCTCTTTTAATTCAAAGGACCAACTATGTTAAAACTCAAACGAGAATATACGGTCAAGGAAATTCAAGCATCTGAAGACGGTACTTATGAAATCGCTTTTAGTTCTGAAACTCCTGTAGAACGTCAAATTCAAGATGAGTATGGTCAGCCTGTTACAGTTAATGAAATTCTAGTCCACGATGGTCCAGAAAATGCAGACCTGACTCGAATTAATAACGGTGCAGCACTTTTGTTTAACCATAATTTTGATAACCATCTGGGTATTGTTATTCCTGGTTCTGTCCGAATTGATGCAGACCGTGTTGGTCGTGCAGTGGTTAAATTTAGTAAGCATGGCCAATTAGCTCAAGAAGTACAAGCAAAAGTCGACGAAGGGACAATTAGTAAAATCTCTTTCGGTTATGACATTAATGAATACGAACTCAAAGGTGATGACCTTATTGTCACTCATTGGGCTCCGTATGAAATCTCGTTCGTAACTGTCCCTGCTGACGACAAAGTTGGACTTGGACGGTTAATAAATACATCTGACACAGCTTCTGCTGTAAAAATTTCAAATTCAAATAAAGGAAACTCCCGAATGAAACGTTACGAAGAAATGTCTGTTGAAGACATCGTTGAAATGACTATTGAAGATTTAGCAGATATGTCTGTTGAAGATATTGAAGCTCTAACTGATGAAGCTCGCGCTAAGCGTGAAGAAATTCTTGAAGAAGACAAAATTGAAGCTGAACAAGCTGGTGATTCTGCTGTTAATGCAACTGATGATAGTCCGGCTCCAGTTCCTGCTCAAGATGAACTTTCTGAAGAAGAAAGAGAAGAAGAAACCGAAGAAATTCTCGAAGTAGCAGAACGCTATAAAGTTCCTCAGAAAGAAGTTGCTAAAGCTCTGGCTCGTGGAATGACCGCTCGTCAGTTCAAACGTTCTATTAAACCTAATAAAGCTCCGGCGGTAATTCGTAATATGCGCAAAGATAATAAAGAAACTCTCGAAAATCGTTTTGATTTAGGCGACGCTGTTCGCTCCATGATGTCCGGTAAAGCTGTTCGCGGCGCTGCTGCTGAATATACTCAGGAAATGGCTCGTAAACGTCTGGCTCGTGGTCAGAACGTAAGCACCGGTATCTATCTGCCCGTTAATGCTCTGGCTCAGAATTCTCGTGCTATCAACACCGTTCCGAGTGTTTCTGCTATCCAAGAAACTGTTCAACGTTATGACTCTTTCGTTGAAATGCTGTTAAAAGGCACTGTAGCCGATCAGCTGGGTGTTAATTTCCTGACTGGCCTGACTACTCCGATTTCTGTTCCGAAACAGACTAAGAGTTCTGTTGATGCCTTCGGCTTCGTTGATGAAAACGGTGAAAGCCCGGAAGGTGAAAGCTCGTTCACCAACATTCAGTTCATGCCGAAAACCTTTACTGGTGGTAACCCGATTTCTCGTCAGGCTCTGCTGACCATGCCTAATCTGGGTGCATTCATTTCTGACCATATCGTTAAACATTCTCGCGCTAAGCTGGAAGGTCTGATGTTCGGTTCTGTAACTGATGCCAAAGCTCCAGAAAGCATCATCGCTCAGCTGGTAGCTCAAAAAATGGGTATGACCTACAAAGAGTTCGTTGTTGAAGCTGCTAAAGCTAAAGGCAATGGCGTTGATATGGCTGCATTCAAATATCTGATGCACGCTGCTCTTGAAGGTGATTTGAAAACCACTCTGCGTGATGCAAACGTTGCTGGTTATATCATCGATGATGAAAACCGTATCGGTGGTCATGACGTTATCGGTTCTGGTCTGGTTAAAGACGGACAAGTAATCGCTGGCGATTTCTCTGCTGTTACCGTTGCAGAATGGGAAGGTCTGGCTCTTGACCTGGACGATACTACTTACCGTAATCGCGGTGCTATCGTTCCTCGCGTATGGGCTGATATCGACTGGAAAGTCTGTGCAGATGACCGTCTGTTCCTGTACGAAAAAGGTACTCCGGCTGAAGCTCCGGCTGAAGCTAAAGCTGGTAAGTAATACTCCTTAAGATTGGGCTCCTTCGGGAGCCCTTTTTTTGTTTCTGAACCGTTGATAAATACACCATATAGAGGAGGTTATATGTTATTTCCATATACCAATAAGCAGAAAAAAGAATTTTTAAAACGGTTCGGGCATCCAGTTAAAATTAACGACGAACCAGAACTCGCGATAGTTGAAAGAGAAATTACTAACTCTGATGGGGAAGTATCAGAGACTTTATACGTAACTATCGATCAGAAGTATAAACAAGACGATATTGTTGAGCTCGATAATACCATCTATAGAATAGCTTATATTGTCAACGACGGTTCAGGTCTTGTTGATGCTTATCTGTCTTTCCAATCAGAAGAAGGAAGGATATCTAAATATGACTAATATGCCGTCACTAGGTATTAAACGCGCCTTTGAAGAAATTATAGTTAATGAATTAAATCTGAAGTACGTACAAGATGCATTCACTACAGGTGTAAAGAAAGAAGTACAGGCCATGATTAGCGGTTGGACGGAAGAATATACTCGTCCGCAGTTAAATTCTCGCGGATTAGCTGCTGAAATGAACTTAACGATCGATGTTTTTTCAGAAAATAACGAAACTGGTGTTCATGAGGCCGTTTTTAACTTAATTAAAGTTAGTCCAGTGCATCCTAAATTACTCAAGTTCAAAATTGACAGAATGTTTCCTGCTAGTTCATTCACAAGCTATAACACAGAGTCTTCTAACGGCCATATCCAAGCACAAGTGTCAATAACTATTCAGTACATCATAAGGAACTAAAATGGCTACAGAAAAACCAGATATTTTCGTTGGTTCATACGTTAGAGTTGCTCTTAACCGTGATACAACTTCAGAAATCCCGAGTTATTTTGACCCAGGGTATATCGAGACTAAAAACTTAGCAGGTTTCCCTGAGGTTTCTTTAAGTCCAGAAGTCCAAACAGTAGAAGAATACCGTGATGAGTATGTTGTCAAACTCTCTGGAGATATCGTTGCTAAAGACACTCAGTTGAGCATTTTTAATGTACCTGATGACCCTTTGGTAGTTGAATTAAACTCAGCCATTGAAGGTAATTACCCATTACGCTTTCGTAATCTGTACGTGATAGACTCTGAGCACGGTGAAAATTCTCAGAACGGTCTGTATCATATTTTTGATGCATACGTTAAGAAAGTCACTACCTCAGGAAGTTCAGACTCTGTAGTTACTAACCATTATACGCTAAGTCCTACAGGAAGGATTTTCCAAGGATTTGTGAATGTTGGAGAAATTATACGTGAGGGTGATTACGGCGTAGGTGCAGGTACTGAAGATATTCCTGGAGTTAAAGACCTCGGGCTATTGACTGGCAATAGATGGATTACTGTCGATGCATCACACTCTCAGAACCCATTCGGTTCTGATACTTCTGCAATGGCAATTCAACATCCTAATAATCTTGGATGGGAAATCATCGGTCAGACAGTTGGTGCGCCAGCGATCAGAATTCGTAATAAGAAACTTGAATCTGATGGTTCTGTAGAAGCATCCAAATGGATAAAGGTATATTCCGAAACAGACAAACCGCAAGCAGCAGATAACGATTTTGTATCTAAGAAATCTGGTGGTACTTTTACCGGAAACTTACAGATTAATTCGTCTGCTCCGACTTTAGCTATGGGTTCAGAAAAACTGTGCGGATTACGTGTTGGCGGTACTAACAATGACACAATGGTTGTTGGTGGTAAAAGTGTACTGATATTCCGTACTGGTGGAAAGGGAATTGATAGTAACACTTCTGGAATGAACGAAGTTAAGATTGATAACGCAGGAAATATAACAGCTCAAAACCAACGCATTACTGCTAACGCTTTTACTTCGGTGGCCCAGCCCACAAGTGTATCTGATTTAACACGAAAAGACTATGTTGATAATGGATTAAATAAAAAAATAAACGTAGGTGTTGAAATAGATTTTGGAACATACTAAGGAAATAAAATGGCAAATGAAATTAAATTTATTCGGTTTAAACGAACCGAGACAGCTGGCCGCGTTCCTACTGCTGCGCAGATAGAAATTGGTTCTGTAGCTCTTAATATGGCCGATAAGGCCATATTTTCTAAAAATTCCGCAGGGCAAGTTGTTCAGTTCACTGGTGCCGGCGCAGATATGCCAGCTAAAACTGTTACTGCAACAGGTACTATCAAGTCAAATACTGGAGTGCAAGCTGGAAATGCTAAACTAGGTACTGACGGCAATATTACTGGTGGTTCTAAATTCGGTGGGAACTTAGATAATTATCTGAACTCAATTAAGGGTGAGATATCTTCTACGGATAAAGCTGTTGTTAAGAAAGCTGGTGATGTAATGACAGGTCCGTTAGTAATTGATACATCGGGTAATTCTGACCCTGCAGTAAATGGACTTTCTGTGTCTGGGTCTCAACATACTCCTATTATGTTAACCCGCAACACAGATAAGAACCTCAACATAGGATTTAAATTAACAGGCGGTTCAACTGTCATTAACCGAAAACTTGGTATTGACTCTGATGGCACTCTACACTGGGGACCTAATGATAACCAAGCTGCTAACGGGCGTGTAGTTACTCAAGATTATATTGATGACCATATAACTGAACTTAAAGGCGGTTATAGAGGTTCAGAAGTTGGGGTTGATTTAGGTGGTTGGAACGGTTCTGTTAATGACTTATTCATTGGGAACAGTGAAGACATTGGTACTGTAAGGACATGGTTCTGTGCATCAACGGCTGGCGGTAATAATATTACCGATGTACCGGCTGGCAAAGGAAACTTTGTACTCCGTGTTGAAAGTCTTCGCTCCGCAAACGGTGTAGACTATAAAAATAAGCAAACTTTTATTAGTGGCGATGCAAGTAAAACGTACGTTCGCTATGGAACTGGAACAGGAACAACAACCGCTCCTAAAATGAATTGGGGCCCTTGGTTAGTATCTCAAGAATTTTCTAATGGAGTTACACCTATATCTAACGGTGGTACAGGCGCTACTAATGTTGGTGATGCTCGAAATAACCTGGGTCTTAGAACTGCTGCTATTCGTGATGTTGGCGAATCCAGCGGAAACGTGATGGAAGTCGGTGCCTTTGGTGTTGGTGGTGTCGGAAAATCAATAGTAGATATTACGTCTGACGTTGATTTAATGACTCGTCTTAAAGCTATTGGTGGTACAACATTTAGAGCTAACGTTAAAACTGTAGATGGAAAACCAGTTTGGACAGGCCCAGGATTTTTCTCGCATGGTTCCGGTTTTTATTCTAGAGCTGGAGACACAATGTCTGCTCTTAATATAGACTATGCGACGGGTAATGTTAGAGTATTTGCTGCAAACGATAGTGGTTTAGCAAGCGGTAAAGTAAACTTTAACCTGCTCTATGGTACAGCAAACAAACCGACAAAGGCTGACGTCGGACTTGGTAATCTGACAAATGACGCTCAGGTTAAGAAAGCTGGCGACACCATGACTGGTGATTTAACTGCTCCTAACTTTCATGCTTCCGGCACTGGTACTGCATCAGTATATGTTAATGCTGGAACCGGAAATGCCCATGTATGGTTTAGAACAAACGGTAACGAACGCGGTGTAATTTGGGCAAATCCGAATACTGCTGACTTAGGTCAGATTAATATCCGTGCAAAAACTACTGGAGGCACTTCTGCTGGTGATTTTAGCTTCCGTTCTGACGGCCGACTTGATGTTCCTGTAGCAGTTAAAGTTGGTGGAGCAGCAATGCTAACTAAAGACGGGAATATTACCTCTGGTTCAATGTTTGGCGGTAATCTTAACAACTATCTCAATTCTATTAAAAACGACATCACTGCTGGCAATAATAAGCAAGTAAGCAAGACTGGTGATACCATGACCGGTAACTTGACTATTAACGCTAACTTAAAAGTCGAAAACCCTAATGGAACGATGGTTGATTTAGGTTCAGAGAACTCTGATAAGTACAGCAGATTAACCCTTGCACGTAAAGTTGGCGATGGCGCTGCAGTAGCAATGCTTAAAATTACTCCTGAAGGATATGTGCAATTTGGTTATCAAACCGCAGTTGCTAATCCGTCTCCTACTAAGTACATCAGAGTTAAACCCGATGGTCTTGATGTAGAAGGTGATTTGGTTTTTAATCAGACATATTGCGGTACTGAAGAAGCAATCGATATTTCTGATAAGACTATTGACCTTAATGGTCTGGTTATTAAAAAAACTGACCCAGGTACTCGTCAACTGTATAAATGTATCTCTTCTGGTGGTGGTTCTAAGATAGCAAACAAACCCACATCTGATGGTAACTTTGTTCTCGAAGTTCTGTCTTTACGTAAAGTTTCTGATAACGATTGGACATGTAAGCAGACCTTTACTACAAAGAATAACACTACTTCTGGCACATACGTTCGCTATGCCCAAAATGGTGCATGGACTGCGTGGCAAGAAGTTGTTGCAGGGGTTCAGCCAATTAATTTAGGTGGTACTGGAGCAACTTCTGCAGCTTCTGCTCGTAACAACCTCGGTGTTGGTGAAGGTCAGAGCGTGAAGTTCGGCGGATTAGTTGTTGGTGGTAATACTACGCTTAATGCTGATTTGTCTGTTAAAGGTAACTCCCGCTTCACCGGTGTGATTAATGCTGATGGAAACATCAACGTCGCTTCTGGTAAGTTTGTTATTGCAGGTCAAGCTCCTACTGATAACTCGCACCTGACCAATAAGAAATATGTTGATGATAAGGTTGCTTCTGCTACCAGCAGTGCTGCTAGTACTTATCTTCCGTTAACAGGTGGTACTGTAACTGGTAATTTAATAGTTGCAGGTAATCAACTGAAAACTACTTCTCTGTGGACTACCGGAGACGCTGCTGTTAACGGCGTTTTAACGGTTGACGGAAAAGCTAGATTTAACCAAGAGTTTAGTGTATCCACTTCAGTTAACGTCCAGAATGACGGTAACAGCCATGTGTTCTTCCGTAAAGCAAACGGCGCAGAAAAAGGACTTATTTGGGCTGATGACCCGGGTAATGTTAGTATAAGAGCAGGCGGTGCCTCTGGTCCGGTATGGAATTTCTGGGGCAGTGGTTCTTGCCAATTCCCTGGAGCCATTTCTAACTATAATGGAATTAGCAGCACTACTAATTACCCTGGTGGTAATAAAAACGACTATTTAAACACAGCAGGATTAGTATCTAGATTTAGTAATGGTGCTTATGCTTCGTTATATTTCCAAGAATATGTAGGAAACTATCACCAGGCTATTCTTAATGTTAACGGATACGGCCAAGACAATAGCTTTTACTTTAGAGCTGGCGGTGACTTCTTCTGTACTCGTAACGGGTCATTCGATAACGTAGAGATTCGTTCTGACCGTAGAGCTAAATCTGATATTAAAGTTATTGAAAACGCTTTGGAAAAAGTAGAGACCTTAAGCGGTAATACTTACGAGCTTCATAATACTTCTGGCGGTACTACTCGTTCTGCTGGGTTGATTGCTCAAGAAGTTCAAGAAATTTTACCGGAAGCAGTTACTCAAGATAATGAAGAAGATGGCGGTATGCTTCGTCTGAATTATAACTCAGTAATTGCTCTTCTTGTTGAATCAGTGAAAAAACTTTCAGCTGAGGTCAAAGGTCTTAAAGCCGAAATTGAAGAACTTAAATCTAAATAATGAATGGGGCTTCGGCCCCATCTTTGAGGAGATATCATGGCAGTAACAGGACCATTAGTCGGCAGTTCAGCAAAGGCCGTTACAGGCGAATCATGGATGAAGCAAGCTGGCGCAAAACTAAGATTATCGCCTCCGTTTTTGATGTCTAGTATGATCGGAAGAAACGTTTGGAACGCTAGTATAACAATTTCAGGTAATAACCCTGCAACCGGGCCTAAGGTTCGTGGTGCTTGGAAAGATAAGAACAGTGCTTCATGGAACGTATTGCTCGATTCTCGTGGGGCTTTATCAGGAATTTGGGAAACTGGGTTTAATTTAGTTGCCTTTGGATTATCAGAGCCAAGCAAAACGTCTGGTTATAATGATGCTCTTGTTCTAGAAGGTAATGGAAACTTTAACGTTAACTGGCGAGTTGATACTGAAGACGGTAATCAATTCCATTTTAATAGCTCCCGAGATTACCGAGGAAGACGCTGTTATAACTGTACAGACAACAATGCTTTTTGGAACTGGCTTTATAGTAATGATGGACGAACATTCCAGCTGTCGTTTACTGCATATTAAGCATAAGTTAGAGCAATAAAATAGCTCTGAAATAAGCCGGGAAACCGGCTTAATAAATACATTTGTTCTTAAATTTAAGGAAATAAAAAATGGCTGAAAAATTTGATATCTTTGCTGGCTCTTACGTCAGTGTTTACTACAACTCTAATGTTGATAACACACAATTCGACTCTGATGATTTCATTGAAATCCCGGAAACTGGTGCATTCCCTCAGACTGGTATTGAACGTGAAGTAATTACTGCTCCTAACTATACTCACAAATATAGTCGTAAACTGGCTGGTCGTGGTTCTGTACCTGATATTGACCTGACTGTAAACTATATTCCTGAGAGTATCCATGACCAGCTTTATAAGTTGGCTGAAGATGGTAAACGTGGACAGTTCAAAATCGTATATTGGTTAGATGCAACTAAAACGACTGGTGTTGGTAAAGTCTATAATGGCTTCTTGAGTAACGCTACTTTCGGTGGCGGTGAAACTGAAGTTACTTCTCTGGCACTTACTCTGTCGGTAGACGGCGGACCAGTAGCGTCTGGTGTTATTACTCCTAAAGCTTAACTGTGAAAAAATTTAAAGGGACCTTCGGGTCCCTTTTTTGTTTTCCAACGGTATTAAATAATACCAGAGGTGAACAATGTTTAAATTTCAAGCTGACTTAACAAATCTACTTAATAGATATATCGGTAAAGAACACCAGTTTGGCCAGAATGATTGCAATATTCTTATTGCTGATTATCTTGACACATTCTGTTCAACAAATTACTTATCGCAATTAAAAGGACAGTACACGTCGATTAAAGAAGGTCTTTCATGCTGTAAAGAACTGACTGGTTTTCATAACGTTCTAGAGGCATGTGAAAAACATCTTGTTCGTTCTGAACAGATAAAAGACGGCTCAGTACTTTTAATTAAAAAAGAACTCAAGAAAAGAGTTTATTACATCGCTACCGTGGTCTTTAACAATAAAGCTCTAGTCGAGCACGAAAATTATTACACGTTAGTTGATGTACAGCCCGAACAATACGAATTAGTTTTTAATAGGAGTTAATATGGCTGTTGTTGCTGTAGGTGCAATTATTGCTGGCGCAGCTGCTGGCGCCGCGGCTTACGCTGCTGGTTTAACAATAGCGTGGGCAATTGGTATAGGTCTTGCTACTGCCGCTATTTCTGGACTCATGTCTTATATGGCAATGAAGCAGACCGTTCCAAGATATAACACAACTGATACAGCTACTGCGTTAGGTACTACTTCCGATCCAAAGACGGTTATTCCTGTGGTGTACGGACAACAACGGGTAGGCGGTATTAACGTATGGAAAGCAGTAGGTAAAGACACAACTTATCTTGTTCAGATTTTCGCTCTTTGTGAAGGACAGATTGGTGGATTTAAATCTTTGTATCTAGATAACAAGAAAATCGTTCTTGATGGGAATTATCAGAGTGGTATTCTTAACGAACAGGCTATACATCCAGATTATAGAAAATTTGTTGAAGTTGAATTGTCTGTTGGTGCTCCTAAGGGACATGTTTTCACACTGGCTCAGAAGTACTTAGGTAAAGACATCAATAACTCGGGTTGGCCTGACTCAGCAACTGGTAATAACGTTGCTTCAGTTTGTGTTGTTATGCGCAAACGTAATAAAGACCTGCAAAACCAAGCTGATATTCTCCAGCCCAATTCTCAGTTAACTGCTGATATTAATGGCCTGTTAATTCAAGACCTAAACACCGGTAATAGAGAAGCGTCAAGAAATGGTCCAAGTCAACTTCTTGATTACGCAACTAACACTCGTTACGGTCTGGGTATTCCTCTTGATAAGATTGATACAGAGAGTTTTAAAGCGTGTGCTGACCACTCATTAAGAAACAATCTATACAGCGATGGTTCAACCGATCCAAACGCAACGTTTAAAGAAAACCTTACTCAAATGACTGCTGCGTTTCAGGGTGTTATTTTTGAGTCCTTTGGCCGAATGACCTGCCGTATAGATGGTCCTGATGTAGTACAGTTTGATTTCAACGAAGATAATATCTCTGCTGGTTCAGTAACTCTTAACTCAGGTGGTTCAGAAGGTTATTACAACACTCTGAACGTTTCATACCAAGACCCTGCTCTTGATTACTCAGACCAAGTATTGCGCTATCCATCTGATACTGTTAATGATGGAACTATCGCAAAAGACAAACGAATTATTGCTAAAGATATTACTTATCGTTTCGTTAAACAGAAATCTCAACTGGATGTTATTGCATCTATCGAGCGCAATAAGTCTCTGCTGAAAAATCAGATTGTGTTCAGTACTGTCGATGCTTATACAGTTCAAGTATGGGACGTTATTAGAGTTAATTTCCCTGAATTACAACTTCAAGACTCGTTATGGCGTGTTTTTCAAGTTGACCGTTCGTTAGAGAAAGGTGCTGCTGGACTGATTACTATCACAGCTGCTGAGTACGACCCGAAGGTCTATACCGATCTGGACTATGCTAAAGACCCGAATAATTCAGGTTCAAACATTCCAAATGCCTCGGTACTTATCGCACCAAAAAATCTGCAAGTAACTTCTGTTGCTGAAACTGCTATTGGACGTACTTTTAAAGTTCAATGGGAAAGTGAAGAAGATTTTAACCGAGCAGGTTTCTACGTCCAGTATGCTGTTTCTGGTACTGATGAGTGGACTCAAGCTGGTTTCACTTCAGGTAATTATTTCATGATAATGAACATGGATATTACCAAAAAGTACGATATCCGTGTTTGTGCCACTGGCCTTGTGTATCGTTCAGAGTGGGTCTATCAGAACAACACTAACCCTGCTGTTTCTTACCAGCTTCCAAAGGTCACTGGATTGCGTCTAGTGAACTCTGATGCTGGGACTAATATTACCACGGCAACTCAGTTTGAATTCGCCTGGGATGACCAGAGTAACCAGAAATTCAACGTTAACGGTACTACTCAAACATTCAATGAAGTGTTCCAGTACTATGAAGTCCAAATCACTGGTACTAAGACCGTTTCGTACAGAACTAAGAACATTAACTTCACGTATGATTTCAGAATGAACCAGTTGAACGGTCTGTCTCGTGAAATCACCATCAAAGTAATCGCTGTTGGTTATGCTGGTATGAAGTCTGAACCGGTTCAAATCACGGCGAAGAACAATCAGCATCCTGCAATTCAGAACTTCGTAGCTCGTACAGGTATTAGTCTTAACTCAGGTATGATTTTCACTCAGTGGAAACCTTCTACTGTTCCTGATTTTGAGCAAACTACTGTTCAGATTGCTCGCGATAAGGAGTTCACTAAAGAAGTTCGTTCATTCGTTTCTAAAGATGATGTTCTTAACCTTGAGTTAGGTGAAAACGGCGAAGGTACTTGGTATGTAAAAGCCGCGCAGAACGACGTATTTGGTTCTGATAACGTGGTATGGACCAGTCCTACTATATTAGACGTTAAGTACGAAATCCCGTTCACGCCTGATGATATTGACACTATAGAAGACATGCTTGGTCTTAATGAAAAGCTCAAGGATACGCTTGATAGCGCTAATACACATGCTAATAACGTTTCGGAACAAGCTAAGAAAGACGCTGAAAAATACGCCGATGATACAGTTAAACGTTCTGAGGTCAAAACTAAAGAGTACACCGATGCTGAAATAGAGAAATCTAATGATAGAACTGATGGTGCTATCAAAGACTCTGAAGCAAGAACTCAAGTTAAAATAACAGCAGCTCGTGAGTACACCGATACTCAAGTTGTGGAAGCTACTAAAGCTCTTAACCAGACTATCGCTGAGAACACCACTGAAATAAATGGAAAGATTGACGGTGTTGAAACTTCTATTAACGGTAAGATTACTACCATTGAGAAAAACCAAACGACTTTTGAAGAGCAGACTAATCAGAAGTTAACTTCAATGGAAAGTAATTTCACTACAAAAATTGGTGAGTCTGAAAAACGTAGTAACGCTAAAATCACTGAACTTAATGAAACGGTTACTACGAATGATAAAGCGTATACTCAGAGATTTAGTAAGATGGAAAGTTCCATCGAAGATAATACAACTGAGATTGGTAAGAACACTGCTTCGATTTCTTCTTTAAGTGAAACAGTAGCTACTAATGAGAAGAACTCTGCAACTAGCATGGAACAACTTGAAGCTCGTGTTGGTGATAAAATCGCCAGTGTTTCTTCTGAATCTAAAGCTGAGATTGATAAAGTTACTAACCAAGTTAACTCTCAGTACGCAATGACTGTTGATGCTAATGGTGTTTATGCGGGCTTTACTTTATTAGCTCAGGATGGTCCAGTTAAAGGTTCTAAAGCAATATTTGCAGCTGATAAGTTCATGATAGTTCCTGCCGAACAAGATGCAGCGAAAGCTAAACCTGTGTTTTCTGTAGATACAACTACCAGAACTGTCTATCTTGACAACGCTGTTATTAAAGATGCTTCTATTGGTACTGCTAAAATTGCAGATGCTGCGATTGATACAGCCAAAATTAAAGATGCTTCCATTACTAATGGAAAAATCACAGGGTTTATCCAATCAGATAACTATGTTCCTGGTTCTCAAGGTTGGAAAATCAACAAGAACGGTGGTTCTGAATTTAGTAATGTTGTTGTTAGAGGTGAAGTACATGCTAATTCTGGCGTATTTAACGGAACAGTTAACGCGAAGGATGGTGTATTTAACGGAACAGTCAATGCTAATGGTGGTGTGTTTAACAACGTCAGAATTGAAAGAAACTGTACTGTTCTTGGAACTATCTACGCTGAGAATATTCAAGGCGATATCGTCACTATGACTGACCGTGTATCTAAAGCATGGCCACCTAGTGGTAATACAAGTTCTGGTACTCGTTATCCTATCGCAACTATTGACGGTATGCCATTTAACAGGGTTATGGTCTTTAGTGGTGATGTTTCTATTCAGCAAACATGGAGACAGAACGTTACTATTCGAGTTAATGAAGACGTTGTATGGACTTTTGATTCAGGTAACGATGGTAAAAACTTTGAGACAAATATATTTTCATTCAGAGTTCCTGCTGCCCCTATGGGAACTAAGCAGTATGTTACCATTCAATGGCCTAACCGTGGTGATAGCGGTAGGTTCGCGTTTACCGGTGTTATTTCGTTGTACAAAACTTCAGGAAGCATAGCATTAGCTTAATTGATGAGCCAAGGACGGCTTTATTTCTGAGGCAAGACTATGATAGGAGATATTACTGTATATCTTGCGATTGCTTCACTTGTGGGAGGATTAATAACATGGGGAATATCTGAGATAAGAAGAAAGTACTCTAATAAAGAAGACCTCGAAAGACGTATCACAGCTATCGAGTCGAAATTAGATATTAATAGTACTAACAGTAAGAATTATCTTGAGCGTCTTAATGAAATTAAAGATGCATTAGTAGATATTCGTACAGAAATTCGGACTATTGAAGAAAGGACCCGTGGAAATGAAATTCAACTAGCAAGAATAGAAGGTCGTAATGATTAAAAGAAAAGACATTCCTGATTACAAACAAGAGTTATATAAAAGACAGAACAAACGATGTGCTCTAACTGGTGTTCTAATTGAAGACGTTAATAAAGCACATCTTGACCATGACCATAAACTTGATGGACCCGGTGCAGGAAGATGCAGGGGTCTTCTGTTAGGTCAAGCGAATGTTCTTGAAGGGCGTATCAAGCATCAGTTTGAACGCTCTGGTCTTGCCGGGAAAATCAGCTATATAGATTTTCTTAAAAATCTTGTTTGTTATCTGGAGGCTGATTATACAGCTAATCCTAGACACCCTCAGTTAATCCCAGACCTCGTTAAACGGTTCAGCCGTATGGACCTTAATACAATGAGACAAAAGCTCTTAGAGTGTCATCAGGAAGCTTCTGGGACAAAGCAAGAACTAACTCATAGGTACAAGAAATACCTAAGGTCAAAATATGAAACTAAACCTCAAGGAGTGTGCGTCTAATATCAAATCTGGAATGCTATTCGTTATAGCTGCTTCAGTAATCTATAACATGGTTATCGTTCCTTTACTTACCGCTTTCGGTGTTCCAGCACCAGTTATTCTTATTGATGAAGCAACTAAATTCCTTCTTACTATTGGCACTATAGGTTTCTAATGGCTAAATTAAAATCAGTTAAAAATGACTTATCAAAATGGAAAATAAAGGAAACAGACGTATTCAGTAAGAAAGTAACTAAAGCATCTAAACTGGCATCTGTAGAACTTCAACGTAAAATCAACAGACGTGTTAAAGGTCCAGTTAATTTTACCAAGAATGCAGTAGGTTTTAGCTTTAGATATGATAAGTACGGTTCAAAGAATAGGATATACATCAAGGATACTCAGGCTGATTATCTTAGTCATTTGATTGATAATCCACGTCCCATTAATAAGTTTGTTCCAACAGGTGTTCAAGGTTCTAAGAACCAGTTCGGTAATATTCCTGGGTTGAAAACCAAACGTAATATGAAAGTGGTTAAACAGAAAAAGGACGGACAACAACGTACTATTCTGATCAAGACAAATGCAAGACGAAATAAACGATTAATCGCTGTGTTCAAACGAAATCAGTCAAGACGTAAAACGATAGGTAGTTGGGATAAGATTAGTCAAGATATTCTTAAGACAGTCAATAGAGTTGCGGGACTGCGTTAATAAATATCAGTATAATCTATAGGAGCTGATATGAACTTCCCTACATATTCTCAAGACGAACTTAAAAATATTACTATCAATGGAATTTGCCCAGAAAGTATGACACTTCTGTATGATTGCGCTGATATCAAAATTGAACGGTTTAAAAAGAACTTACTGAACGATAAAGACGTATTTGTTGTAAGTACACAAAAGAAAAAACCTGTGCATCGCTTTAAAGAGTACCAAGAAGTCACGGTCAATAGCCAGTATCTCTTCGGCGATGTTGAGGCTTATTGTTTTGGTAAGACAGAATTTATCCATAAAGGATTTAGGATGATTGCTTATTACTTTCAACTAAAATAA